CCCCTTGCGTATAGGCGGTGCCGCCTTGTGACACGCTGAGGACCGCAACCACCGTGCTGTTCGCAAGCGGGTCCGATGCTCCGGTGAAGGCGCCATGGGTGACGGTCTCGGGGGTCTCGCGGGTGATCGTGACGTCCGTGACCTCGGCGATGGGGGCGAGATTGACCGGGATCACCGCGGTGCCGGTGCCGCCATCGGCAAAGCCATGCGGCTCGGCATTGACCGCGCGCAGGTCCGGATCGACGGCCCAGCGGAGACGTGTGGATTGCGGGCGCTCGACCTTGAGACCCCCGACATTGCCGACACCTTCGGCGAGCGAGAAGACGTACTCCGCCGCCGCATCGTCGCGGGTCAGATAGGTGAGCTCCAGGCCAGTGGCGACATAGGAGCCATTGGCCTCGCGGTCATAGCGGGCCACGGTTTGCAGCACCGCGTCGAGCTCGGGCGGCTGGATCCTGCTGTCGAGTGTGCCGTTGGTGACGGTATAGATTGCATGGAAGGCCCCGGTGCCGCCGTCGTTCTGCGTGCCGCTGTCCCAGCCCCAGAGGATCTGCTCCTTGCGGCGTGCGGCGCCGGGTTCTTGATAGTTGCGGGTGCCCAGGGCCGGATCGCGCAGGGCCGGGTCCTCGAGCTCGGTGAGGATGGTCTCGACAAAGCGCACGCCGAGGGCGACCGTCCGGTCCACCGGGATGACGAAGCGGGTGGCACCAACAGGACGGGCTGCGCCGCGCAGGTAGACGATGCCGGAGGCCAGGTTGACCTCCCCTGTGGCGGGATCAACGGAGACGTCGCCATCGCGGATCAGGTCGCCTTCCTTGAAGATGGCGTCGCCGATCCTGGCGAGGCGGTCCGCGAGCCAGGTCTGGACTTCGTTCAGCTCGCGGCTTTGCAGGCCGTCGCCGGCGCGGAACATCAGCTCGGCATAGCCGGAGGCCGAATTGTAGAGATTGTAATAGCGGTCAAGCGCCACGGGCGGGCCTCCTGATTAGAACGTGACCACGAACTCGAAGGTCTCGCGGGTCGAGGGTTGGCGGATGATCGGGACGGTGTTCTGCACGATCAGCAGGATGCCGGGATCGGTGATGGCGGCGGGCTCAAAATACCGCAGCCCCGCCGGCAGGGCGGGATCGGTGGTGGTGCCGACAAACAGGCCTTGCTCGCGGATCACCGCATCGGGGGCGTCCTCGAACTCGAAGCGCACCCGCACGAAGAGGTGGTTGGTGGGTGTGGCTGAGAGCGTGAAGCGGCCGGTGGGGGCGACAATCGCGCCTGCGTCATCCGCGACCACGAACGCCACTTCGTCCACCGCGCGGCGGCCAAGCTCGCCCAGCAGGGCTGTCTGCGTCACATCGGGCGGGGGCGTGTCGATGGTGTAGTCCACGCGGACCGTTGCCTCCGTGGGGATACCGCCAGTGACAACCCGCGTGACACGGCCGGTCGAGCTGTCCACGGTATACTCTGTCCCAGCCGCATAGGTCGTGGTCCCATCCGCAGAGGCAAGCGCCACGCCTGAGACGTAGGCGTGAGGCAGCTGCAGCACATCGTTTGCGCCGAACGTCTGCGTCACCTGCGGGGCGGTGCCGTCCCAGGCGGTGTTGCCTGTGCCCCAGGCAAGATGGAGCGGGCGCTGTCGGATTGCGTCCGCCAGGGCTGCGCGCCCCGAGCGCGTCATGATAGCCATTAGGCCTCCTCGTCAGTCTGTGTTGGGTATGTCCGTGCGGTGCATGGCCCCGACGAGGACCTGCACCTCGGACCAGGGCTGGTCGACGTAAGTGAGCGGCAGCCAGAACTGCCCGGCGTAAGCCGCATCATTGGTCAGGTTGGTGACCCGTGTCGGTGAGGCGGTCGGGTCGTAGAGATCGGACAGCACGGCCAGAGCAGGGTTTGTCGAGATGAGCCGGAGACCATCGCCGACAGATCGCGCGTCAGCTCGCAACACTTGAGCCGATGTAAACCGCTCCGGATCGGCGACCCGCGCGTCCGCGCGCACCGCGTCGCGTACATGAATGAGCAATTCGTACGTGTTGGCCGCCATCACGCGCGCGGGCGGGGTGCTCCAAACCGGCGGTAAAATCCGCCGCGTTTCCGAAAGGCGATAAACCTGTGATCGGCCGCCGATGACTTGGCACCGAACCGTGTCGCGCCATCTGAATGTGGCGTGCGGCAATGGCACGAGCGCAGACGCGACGGCCCTGCGTTCGAACATCTCCGTGCGCTGGATGCGCCGCACCTCGGCCGGAGCGCCGGAGACCGCAGCCTCCTCGGAGAGCCGCCTGCGCCCCTCGTAGAACACCCAATCCACCGGGGGTGTTCGGCTGTTGGTATCTCCGAGGCGCATTCCCTCCGAGAGCACCATCTGCGCCCGCTGGAACCTGCGCACAGGCTCGAAGTCGGCAGGCACGTCCGGAACCCCGTCCGTGTTGGCCAGCGTGAACAGGTGCGCGTGATAGATGAACGGGTTGGGCGTCGCCCGGTCGTCGTCCAGCCTGCTGTCCGACAGAACAAACCGGCCCGGCAGGAACGCGCGCCCGACATGATCGACGAATATCCCTGCATGTGTCCGCACCTCCGGCGCGGGCACAGTCGCGGGAAACACGCGTCCAAACGACAGGCGCGTCTGCCCGTCTGTGTGACGCACGCCGCTGTAATCGCTGAGCAGCCCGTCACCGAGCCGCGTGTCGTCCAGCTTGATCCGCCGCAGGTCATAGCCGTGAAAGATGCGCGCCAGCCGTGACCGCGCTGGTGCCGACAGGCGCGCCAGGGCGATGAGATCGTCGATGTCCTCAAGCGGTGGCACCGCATTCGTGTCGATCTGAAACGCGGCGAAGTGCTGCCCGGGCTCCTCCTGGAAGACCTGAACCCCGTCGAGATCGCGCCACGAGAAGGCAAGGCGCAAGGCCTCGGGCGTGCCGCGCAAGCGCTGCCAGCGAATACCCTCCCGCAGCGCCCGTTGCGGGTCACTCAGATAGGGAAGGATGTCTCCCAGGCCGTATTCCCAGATCAGCCAGGGCACAAACGGATCAAAGCCGTCGAGCTTGGCCCGGGCGTTGGGCCGGATGGCCGGAGCTCTGGCATCCAGCGCCGTCGCCGCCTCCATCGCGCGCTCAAACTCGTTCGAGCCCGACGGGAGCAGGGATTGCGTGTTCATCTGTCCCGCCCTCCAAACGTGATCTCGACGGCGCCGAGGGCAACGCACTGCTCGGCACTGATCACCGTGTCGGTCGCAGGCGCTGTCAAATGCACCCGCTGCACCCCCGAAGGGTGGAGCTGTGCGTTGATCCAGGACCGGGTCAAATCCCAGCCAAGGCCGCGGGCCGCCGCAAAGCGCGCGGGGAAGTCGACGCGCAGCTGGTCGATCACCTGAGCGGGGGTGTCGGGATAGAGAAAGACCGTGGCAGCCACATCCACGGGCACGATGCTGGCCGAGACCACCTCGACCGTGTCGGTCAAGACGCGCACATCATCGCGCAGCACAATTGCCCGCACAGCCGTGAGCAGGTCCTCGGACGACGCCCCGTCACCCTCGGCCGAGAGCACGGCAATCCGCACTATGCCCGCGCTTGGGGAGGAGACAGCTGCGTCGGAGACCCGCTCGTCCGCCGTCAGGGCCCAGTACCGGTAATGCGCCGCACCTCCCGCGTTGGACCAGCCCTGGATCCGCTGTTGCACCCGCAGGCGCAGCGCCGTGTCGGTCTCGTCCGTCAGGCGGGTGACGCCGTAGAAGCTGGCGAGATGATCAAGGTCGGTGGTCCCCGCAAAAGCCAGCAGGTTGGCGCGTGCCGCGTCATTGACCCGTTGCCGCAGCAAGAGCTCGCGATAGGCGCAGACCTCGAGCAGCTTGCGCGCGGGCTCGCTTTGCAGGTCGATCACCGGCACAATCGGCGGAAAGCGCGCCACCAGATCGTCGCGCATCGCCCGCAGGATGACCTCGAAGTCCAGCTCCTCGATGACGCCCGGAGCCGGGAGAGAGGACAGGTCGATCGTGCTGGTGGTGCTCATGGCGTTCCCTTGTCTGCAATCGCGAGACCGACCTCGTCGGCGTCAATGACCAGGCTGCGCAAACCGGCGGAGGTGGGATCGCCCAGCAGGGCTCGGGGGCGATACTCGCCAGAGATCGACAGGCGCACAACCCCGTCCCGGGTGACATCCTTCAGTCCAATCTCCGTCACCTTGAACCGGGGCTCCCATTGCTCGATCGCCGAAGTGAAGGCCGCCAGAAACAGCGGCACCTCCGATCTGTTGATCTGCCGCCCGAGCAGAGTGGGCACAAACGAGCCGTACCATTCGCGCATGACGCGCGCGCCGAACCGCGTCGTGAAGATGTCCTGCAGGGACTGCACCACATGCGACCAGCCCATGAGCGTGCCCCCCGTGGCCGCGTTCAGGCCAACCGAGGGGCTGTTGTAGGTCGGGTCCATTGGTCGGCGTCCGGTTACTTCTTCGCGTCCTTAGGGACGGTTTGCTGCGGGTCCTTGTCGGGCTCGCCGTCGGTCGGCGGCGCGGACGATTGCTCGGTCACCTCCTTGGGCTCGCGCTTCGCGCCGTCCAGTGGCCGTAGCGTGCCAAGCCGAACCTCATGTTCGGCCTGTTTCTCGGTGAGTGTCAGCACCGTTCCGACACCGGTATTGTTGGTCCCGGCGACGAAACGCCCGGCTGTCTCGGTGATTGCGTAGCGTGGCATGTGATGTCCTTCTATCCTGCGAAGACGTCCGGCGATCCGCCGGTGATGGCGCCTGCGTCGATGGTGTCACCGACGCAGGCAATTGAAATTCCGTTGACGAACACGGTGGCACTGCCGCCGGTGATCGGGACCGTGTGCGGGAGGCACAGCTTCCCGACGAGGCGCGTGTGCGACGCCGATGGATCACCGCGGCGCGAGACGCGGATGCCGTTGGCAAAGACGTTTCCGCTCCCGCCCGCAATCGTGCTCGCCCCGTCACAAGGGTGGCCCGTTGCAAACGGGTCCCCGATCCGCGCCACTGCTGGCATCTGCGCCTCCGTCAGTTGAGATCGATGCGCGCGCCTGTGATCTTCACGCCCGCATCTGTTATCTCGATGCTGCT